TTGCAGCCTTTTGAGGATTGCAGCGTTTTTTCTTTTGCTCCTGTTTGGAAAATCTGCTCTTTCCGTTGTTGTAGGTAGTAAGAGGAAAGTTTCTTAGCAAGCATAGGAAGCGGGTACCCGCTTCCGTATTTTGCCCTGCAAAATGCTTGTTGGGAAGTGTCCCAAACCCTCTAAAAACGGAAAGGAGCGGCGGCGTATGGACGGGCGAAAAAGGACAGTATGGTCCTATGTCAATATTTAGTACAAAATATTGACATAGGACCAATATTAGCTTTTAGCGTTTACACAAAACTTGAAGAGCTCTCTATAAGGACTTGAAAATCTTGATTTACATAACCTTTTGTCGACTCTAATAATATTATTTTTTGGCATATACCATACGCTACTTAAAAAATAAATATTATACTATTTTAGATTGATTTATTTTATCCCACAAAACAGCAATTTCTTGCCATTTTTTGGGGCGTTGTTCATGGAAGTATTCTCTGGCATCCATGTCCCGCAATATTTCTAATCGTTTTGTCGTCGCTTGAGTCATTATAGGCTCTACCCCTATATCTTCAAGCATTTTTGTAACATCGTTCATTTCGTGAACCTGTCTATCAGCATGCCAAGCACTAGCCACGACAAGGTAATTATTATTAAATTCAAACGTTTTGCCATCAAGAGTATTGCCTATGGAGTCAATAACAAGTTTATCGACTCCGAGAATATTAGCCGCTTCCAACATTTCTGCACCGAGAACCGCAATTCCTTTCATATAAATACTACGTACAAATTTAACGGCGATAGCATCTCCCGGATTTTTTGTAATTTCTTTAATATTCATGCCATATGGTGTAAGTGCTTCAATCATAGCTGCACAGTTTATCCCTGATATTAGGATAGGTACTTTGTAGTGAGATTGACTAAGACTAGCCATGAGAGCTGCGTCAATAAAACTGCCGCCGGTTGACGCTATCAACCTGTTTTCTTCTTTTTTTATGCTAGGCAAGCTAGTCGATGCATCTACAAATATCTTACCTGACCGCATTTGTCCTATAATACTTTTTACTGCATCTAAAGCAAATGCACCGGGTACGACAGCAATAATAATATCACACATATCAACAACATCGCTATCAGATTCCAGTAAAGTAACCTTTGCTTTTTCCGCTCTTTCCTTTATAAATTTCCCTTTTTCTGCATGATGTTGCAGAGCATCATATGCATATATTTCAGTAAGCCCTTGTGATACAAGACCAGAACTGATTTCATAACCAACTTCACCAAAGCCGATAAAACCTAATTTCATTTTTTTCACCTCTCGAATCTATCTTATACTAACGCATTAAATAATTTCACAATCAATTTCCTCAAGTTTTTCATCAACCCATGGTCGCACATAGGAACATTCATTCACGATTTTATCCATAATACCTGCTTCTTTTTCCATGACCTGCTTTGTTTTGGCTGCTAATTCTTCTGCTTCTTCTGGTTTAATAACAATAATGCCATCGCCATCTCCTACAATGATGTCGCCAGGACAAATTACTTTACCACCAAATGAAATTACCGTATTAATTTCTCCGGGACCATTTTTATATGGCCCATTGGGAATAGCCCCTTTTGCATATACAGGAAAATCCATTGCTGCAATTTCATCATAATCGCGGATAACTCCATCGAGAATAACCCCAGCAAGTCCACGTTTCTGACAATACGTAATCATCAGCTCTCCGAAAATAGCACGAGTTACATCCCCGCCGGCATCAATGACGATAACATCCCCAGGCTGTGCCATATCCATTGCTTTGTGAAACATAAGATTGTCGCCTTCCGGAACTTTTACGGTAAACGCGGTTCCCAAAAGCGGCGTCTTATTCATAGGAACAATATCCGAACGAACGGCTGCCGTCCGATTCATGCAATCATCAATATTAGCTACAGGCATCCCCTTAAATAACTCGACAACCTTACGATCCGGTCTTTTAAAATCCTTAATAATTTTGCATCCAACATTTCCCATTATACTGCGCCTCCTAATAAGTTAAATATATATTGTCAATCTGTAAAACCATGTTAAGAATTTGATTTGTTTGCTGTCATATCTCCAGTAAGCGGTTCAACGATAGTAAACAAGACTATTAAAGTAACAAGACTACAAAGAGATAAAAAAATGAATACCGTATTCCAATTGAACACGTCAAGGATAAACCCTACAACTAATGGAGCAACAGCCCCGCCAAATTGACCGCCTGTATTGACAATAGACATCGCAATGGGATATTTTTCTTTACTAGTGAGTCCCATTGGGTAAACCATAAAGGCGGAATAACCAAGGTTTAAGAAAATGCCGGCAATAAGAAGCAACATTCCCATATAGAAAGAGTCATTGGGTGAAGTAATCATAAGGTACATCATGATTGCGGTTGTAAGTGCGGTAACAATCATCATTGGTTTACGGCGCTTAGCGAGAATTCGGTCAGAAATCCATCCACCTAATAAGTTCCCGATAACAGCACCAATCCAAGGTGCCGAAGCAACGAATCCCATTTTCATAATAGAGAAGTGTTTTACCGTTACAAGATACGTGGGAATCCATGCATACAGAACATATACAATACCTGCAATAAAGAAATATCCAATGGCCGCCCCCCAAACATTCCATGAAGTGAGAATTTGATGGGTTGTATCTAGTTCGGCTGTCTTTTTCGAACGAATAAGTGTGTCTAGCCAACCAAATGAAAAAGCGTGGCTTTTTTCTTCGGATTCCTTTGTAATATCATTTTCATTTTTAATGTATTCCTGTTCGACTTCATTGCAATATTTACTTTCTTCTGGTTTATTTCGTACGAAGATAAGCCAAATAATGGCAAAAACAATTCCTGGTACAGCACAAATATAAAAAATCGGACGCCATCCCCAATTGGCAATAATAAGTGCTGACAATAAAGGAACAAGAACCGGACCAAATTTTGCACCCGCTAAGAAAATACCGGAAGCAGTTCCTTTTTCTTTTGCCGGAAACCAGTTGTTAATAGTTGTTGTGATTCCTACGGGAAGCGCAGCTTCTGAAAGTCCGAGTCCAAGCCGTAATCCTTTGAGCGCAAACGCAGAATTAGCAGTTCCCATAAAACCGGTAAATACAGAGGTAGCAATTAAGGCCCATGAAAAAATCTTATGCACACCCAATTTGCTAAACATGAATCCCGCAGGAACTTGTGCCAGTGCATACCCTACAGAAAATAAACTGGCAATAGCGCCTGCTTCTGTATTTGTCATTTGAAATTCCTGCCGCAAAAAAGGAAGAGCTACTCCCAGATTTGAACGATCTGCCGAGGCCACTGTGTAAATTAAAAAAATAAGAGAAATAATGAACCAACGAAATTTAGTTGCTTTTTTTGTTCCAGAGAGTGATTGCGCGTTAACTTGTGACATATCGAGTCCTCCTAAAAAATGTTACAGTTCAAATTTAACGTTTAATTCTTTACAGGCTTGTTTTAATTCCTGTATTGTTACATCTGCCAAGTGAATTCCCTGTTTTAGGCTAGTTTGTTTTTTCCTGAGTTCGATTTCGCCGGGAAGAAAAATTTCTTTCACTCCCTTTCCTTTGGGGGATGCTTTTACACTTAAAATGAATTCATCCATGCGATTTTTAAATTCATCAATATCTTGAAAACAAGCGATGTTGATCGCTCCAAAATAATGACTGGTATAACTGGGATGTTTGAAATCAGCGTTTAAATCATTGATACCTGTTGTAAACATAGATCCACTTAAAATTCCGGTCAGCACTTCAATTACAGTCGAAATCGAATATCCTTTAGGACCTGCAAAAGGAAGTACGGTACCATCAAGAGCTGCTTGTGCATCAGTTGTATCCCGGCCATTTTTATCCCGAGCCCAACCAAGAGGAATTGATTCTCCTTTTTTTGCTGCCAAAATAATTTTGCCGCGGGCAACAAGTGATGTTGCCATATCTGCTACAATAGGCAAACATGTTCCTGCTGGAATTGCAAACGCAAAAGGACTTGTTCCGAACATGGCTTCTCTGCCACCCCAAGGAGCAACACGTGCGGGACCATTGCTGCCAACAAAACCAATCATATCTTCCGTTGCTGCCAGTTGGGCATAATATGCTGCTGCTGAAAAATGATTAGAGTTACGAACAGTAATAAAAGAAATCCCCGTATTTTTTGCTTTATCAATGGCTATCTGCATTACTTTATAGCTTGCCGCAGCACCCATACTATTATTTGCATCAATCAAAGCCGAACCCGGAGCTTCTTTAAGAATATCAAGTTTTACATCTGGTCTGACCAAGCCAAGACGAAGGCGTTTCAAATATACTGCCATTCGTGTTGCCCCATGAGAGCTAATGCCCTTTAAATCTGCATCATTCAAGTTGTCGGCGTTACGAAAAGCTTCGTCTTTAGGAACCCCCGCAGCTTCAAACAAATTCTGACACAAGTCTCGCAGTTTCTTACTGTCAACTAACATATATTTCATCCTCCTCGTATAATATATTTGTAAGCAAGATTTCCGCCTCGCTTACGGTGTAAAATAATTTTTCATGGGAACATCCTGATGCTACAATTACTAATAGAGATTGGTGGCCAGGGAACGTCTTTTTCTCCTTGCGGCCCGTCTTACGGTGACTGCTCAAAAAGCTTGACGCCTGCCTTAGTTGTCACATACTGCTTACACAGATATTGCGTCCCCGGGCGAGAATGGATCCAGCAACGTTGATTCTCACGGGTGAATGCTCATTCGCGAGGGTGCAGTCAGCCATTAAGATCAGGATAATCCCTGTTCACCCTTCTATCCTTAGCCGGAAAGGTGGTGTTTTGTTTGAAGAAGGCGGATCTTCTTTCTACTCTTTTTGTTGGGGTTGACATTGGCTCCCGCAGCCATGTTGTAGTACTCCTGGATTTTGAATCTCAGAAACCATTACAACGCTTCAAAGTAGCCAATAATCAGCCCGGCGCCGTGGAACTGGCCCAACGATTGGCGATCGCTCTCCCATCCCGTTCGGACCTTTCCAGATTAATTATCGCGTTGGAATCGACTTCCTTTTATGGAATCCACATTGCCAACTACTTATCCTCCTGTGACGTCCTGGCTCCGTTCCACACCTTCGTGTATTGTTTGAATCCGAAGGTCATCCGGAACTATAAAAAGTCCTTCATCGACCTGGGTAAGAACGATGCCATGGATGCCTTTGTCATCGCCGATTTCGCTCGTGCCAACCGGATTACAACTCAGCCCTGGCGCGGCAGTCAGTTCTTAGCTTTACAGCGCCTGACACGCCATCGGCTGCATTTAGCGAAAGCCATGACCCGTGAAAAGGCCTACATGCTTTCCAACATCTTCCTCAAGTTCAGCGAATTCTCTATGCTGGACCCGGATGAACAACCCTTTTCCCATAGCTTTGGGGCTACGGCCTCTTCGGTTCTTACCGACTTTCTCTCTACCGAAGAGATCATTGACATGCCGATGGAAGACCTCATCCACTACCTCTGTGAAAAGGGACATAATCGATTTCCAGTTCCCGAGGACACGGCCAGCTTGTTAAAGCAAGCGGCCCGGAATTCGTACCGGTTAGACAAATGCTTGTATGAGCCACTGACCGTTTCCATTGCCTCATCCTTCACCGTCATTGCTACTTATAAGGCAGAAATCAGGGCGGTAAATAAGGCTATTGAGAAAACACTCCGGGGCCTGGACCCCAATGCCTACCAATGCTTATTGTCTATCCCAGGGATAGGTCCCGTCATGGCGGCTGGCATCCTTTCGGAAATCGGCTATATTGGTGCATTTCACTCCCAAGAGGCATTAGCGAAATATGCCGGCCTCGTATGGCGTGAAAACCAATCATCCCGATTCACCGGGGAAGATACTCCCTTATCCAAGGCGGGAAATGCCTACCTGAGGTATTACCTTTTGGAAGCTACCAGCCATGTAAAGAACCATTGCAGCGAATTCGCTGCGTTTTACCAGAAGAAGTATGCTGAAGTGAAAACACATCAGCACAAACGGGCACTCGCGCTCACCGCTCGTAAGTTAGTCAGACTGATATTTGGATTGCTGGCCAAGCATCAGCTCTACTCTTCCAACAGAGTAGACCAAGCTTAATACGAAGCGAACATACTTTCTCTTTTTTTGAGATTGAGGGAAAGGTTTGTTAAGTGTACCCTTTTTTCTAGATTTCTTCTTCAAATCTTTCTTTTAAGGTCTTGACATATTACCAGATAGCTTTTACGATTTTAAATTTAATACACTTTTTATTTTTCAAAATCCTCTGGCCAGGAATTACAAAACAGAATTAATTCTATTACTTGACTTCATTATATGGTAAGTATAATATGAAGTAAAATGAATAAATGGATGTTTAAATAGCAATAAAATTCATATTTATATACTGTAAAAGGAGGGCTTCTTTGTGCATATTCATGACATACAGGCGTTTTTAACTATTGTTCAGACACGAAATATTAGTAAAGCTGCAGACATGCTATTTTTATCTCAGACAGCAGTTACACATCGCTTGAAAAATTTAGAAAAAGAGTTAGGCGTAACGCTCCTAAACCGTGGACGCGGAATAAAAGAAATTGATATTACTCCTTCCGGGTTTGATTTTCTTCCCATTGCCAAACGTTGGAGTGCCTTATGGGAAGAAATAAAAAAATTTAAAAGACAAGGAGAAAAACTTTCTCTTTCTTTTGGATCGGTTCAATTATTAAACGATTATGTATTTCCACCATTATTTAAAAAATTATTTACTCACAAACCCAAAATCAATTTAGAAATACATACAGAGCATACTGCTGAACTCTACCCATTAGTCGAACAACGACAAGTAGACGTTGCTATTGTTTGGTGTAAAATCATGTATCCAAATGTAACGTGTACTCCGTGGAAAGAAGTTTCTATGGTATTATTAACTTATGGATCGTCAAAATATGCTGGAATTAAAGTAGTCGAAAACAAGAAACTAGATACTAGTCAAGAATTATATATCCCATGGACGCCTACTTTTAAAGCTTGGCATGACACACATTGGCCTTCTGAATATCATAATCCTATTCACATTACCGGATCTCCACTTACATTACAATTAATTAAAGACAGTGGGTATTGGTCAATTGTTCCTCTTTGGCTGGCCCAATATGCTCTCAAAATAGGTAAATACACATATAATCTTCTCTCCGATCCACCAGAACCAATGGTAGCATATAGTATTACACATAAATATCCCCGCCCCAGTACAGAAAAAAGCCTGCGTATATTTTTTGAGTATTTAGAATCTACAATATCAACTGATATTGTAGATTAACATGCTGATGTAGTACAATTATAGTTGATCAGGGAAAGATGTATAATCAAAAAGAAAAAAGGAAGATAGTATGACTAAAAAACAACAAAAATATGATGCTGAACATATGATTCAGGCCATAAAATTGAACTCGGGAAATCGGATCTGTCAAGGAGGCTGCTGAGTTAGGGATTCCGATAAATACCCTGTATGGCGGTAGAGAGTCGTTCGGGTGGGACGTCTGGATATCCCCCGGGCAAGGCATACATTCTCTGCAAACAGTCATAAGCCTTGCGGGGGAACTGGCAACCTGCGGAAACAGATAAAAGAGAAGGATACGGAAATTCGGCGCCAAAAAAAAGAAAACGAGTTTTTGCAAGAAACTAGCGCTTTTTTCGTCTCCAGCCGTCGGAAATTTGCAAGAACCAGAGAATGATGTTCATAAATAGAAAGACAGAGGACGACAACAGCAGCAGGAAACTTTATTTTTATTGCCAGATACTAATTGTAATCCTCTAGGATTTCTATAAATACTTGACAAATAAAAACCGCATATGAAGATATTAGGACCTGGCAGATATCATGCTGGAAATTCTGGATAAAGATGAATGCAATGATACCTATAGGTGTATAGTGTCATTGCGGACGTTGATGACTAGTTTAGGTGAAAATTTCAATTTATTATTTGTAAAAAATCTTTTTTACGGAAAAAACAACTAACATCATGATAAATCACGAAAGAAAGGAAGGGTTCATCATGGAAGTGTTGAAAATAGAGAAGGTTGTTTTACATGTATCTGAAGTGGCCAGTTTATTGCAATGCAGCAGTATAACTGTGTACAAGCTGATTCACTCGAGAGAATTACCCGCTCATAAGTCAGGTAAAGCGTGGAAAATCCGGGTATCCGACTTGGAAAAGTATTTGCGATCTATCAAGCCGTATAACGGTTTAGATTGATTATGACAGATGAATGACGATTAAAAATGATTTTTATATTGATACATATTCTCTTATATATATCTAACATCGTCATTAATAAACGATATAGAAAAGAGGTGTTTCATCATGTTTGAAGAATATGGGGATTTAGTAACGGTAGAAGAGTTTGCCGATATGCTGTCCATCGGCAAAAATGCTGCCTACACGCTGTTAGCATCTGGTAAAGTCAAGTGCTTTCGGCAGAATCGTATATGGAAAATTCCTAAGGAAGGAGTGATTCAATATATCCGGGAACAAAGCCACCTAGTATAAGATGTGACATCAAAAAGTATCATATTATTAAAAAAATGAATATATAGGGACCTTGGGTATTTCCAGGGTCCCATTTTGTTTGTCAGAGTTATGTTTTTGACTTATATAGTATATACATGACATAACAGTATGAAGAATGAGATTACAATTCTCTGCAGAATTTCATAGTAACATAGAAAACCGCAAAAGGCCCGGACTCGTAGCAGTCCGGGCCTTTTGTTGTCTGAAAATGGTAACACATATTTTTATAGTTCACATATAGTATATAAGGAGGAATGGATCATGAAACGAGGACGTACATTACAGGAAGTAGGGGCCGAGTTAACACGGCAGCGAAAAAACCGAAAAGATTTTTTGGCAGACACCCGGAATTTAGAGATGGAAACGACAGACGGGATATCAAAATTAGCAGTACTGCTTGGTAATACGGAAAAACGATATACGGTTGGCCCTATTGCCCATCAGCAGATTGCATCGCGGCTGCAGATCCCGTATCGGTACTATCAGAAGATGCAGCAGAAATTTCCGATGCTGTTGGATGAAAGCGTGAACGGCTGGTTCCGGCAGACCCCGGAACGGCGGATGGTCCGGGTACTGGACGGTAACGTTCGGGCGTTTTTGTCCGATCGCTATCGCAGATTAGATCATTTGGAATTATGCAGTGCAGTACTTCCTGTCATTCAGGACATGAAGGGAGCGGAAATAGTAAGTTGTGACGTGACGGATACTCATTTGTATCTCAAGGTCATTAATCGGAAACTTAAGGGAGAAGTAGCTGTAGGGGATGTCGTACAAGCTGGGTTTGTGATCAGTAACAGTGAAATTGGCATGGGAAGTTTGCGAGTGGAACCGTTACTGTTTCGCTTGGCTTGTAAGAATGGGTTAATTATCAAGGACTATGCTCAAAAGAAATACCATGTTGGGCGGCAAATCAATGAACAAACGAACGATGCTTACGAACTGTATTCCGATGAGACACTGGCACAGGACGATAAAGCCTTCTTTATGAAAGTACAAGACATTGTCCGCAGTGCCGTCGATGAAGCAAAATTTCAGCTGTCCGTCCGGAAACTGCAGGAAACCAGGCAGATTCCGCTCACCCATAATCCCGTAGAAGCCGTGGAACTACTGGCAGATACCTTTCAGTTGACACAAAATGAACGGGGGGATATCTTGCGGCAATTGTTTTTAGGGAAAGATAACAGCCGGTATGGTTTGATTAATGCCATAACGGCTGCCAGTCAGCTATCCGTATCGTATGAACGAGCCACGGAACTGGAGCGGATAGGAGGCGAATTGCTGGCCTATCCGGTACCCAAAATGGCATTATCAATACCGATAACTATGCCATCTATGCGGAATGTAACGCCAAAAAGACCGTCCGTCACCTTAGTTAAGTAAGATAATGGATAGGTAAGAGCATAGCTATGAAACACATGACAGGTATCGTATTTGTCCATATAGCACTATATCCGACGCTTTTTTTGTTAGGAGGCATCTAGTATGTATCACACAGAAACCACACTGCACCAGATTACTGAAGAGGAATTGCTGACGGCATTTTTACCTAAGCAAAATGTGAACGAACTATTACGGGAATATCCCAGTTTATATCATATTTTATGGCATGCGTCAGAAGCACAATTACAGGGTATGACCGGTATGGGAAGGGAAAAAATAAAAAAAATTCAGTATTTGCGGGAAGTAGTGACACGGGTACAGCAGGAACGAACGGCGCCGATGAAACGTATCCGCGGATCGGCAGATGTTATACGTTCCTTTCGATTCTTACAAGACCGGCAGCAGGAAGAAGTTTGGGCACTGCTACTGGATACAAAACACCACATATTACAAAAACGGCAGATTACCATTGGTACCGTCAATATGTGTATGGCAGCCCCACGGGAATTTTTTCATGCTGCCGTACAGCAGCTGGCTGCTGCTGTTATTGCCGTTCACAACCATCCTTCCGGTGATTCATCACCTAGTACGGAAGATACGGTGGTTACGAAACGATTATTACAAATAGGCGCCCTTTTGGATATCCCGTTGCTTGATCACGTGATTATTGGAAAGCATGACTGTTACAGCTTTCGGGAATCAATGGATCAGGTGTGGAAAGAAGGCAGGTACGATGAACGAAGACAATAAGCGCAATCCGTATCTGGAAATTATTAATATACTGCGGCCTATCCGCAGCGGGCTTCATGAAAACAAAGGAGATGTATACGAATGTGGATTAAACTATTGGAAGTTGTGACAGACTGCCTGTTGGTAGTGATCAATACATGGAAAAAGTAGAGGGATAAACAGATGGTAATTCATCAAAAAAGACTGTTGATTCAGATAGGAAAACGCATTGCATGGTACCGGAAAAAACGAGGGTTAACGCAAGCTGCTTTTGCAGATCAACTTCATCGCAGCAGCAGTGCCGTTTCCCGCATGGAACGGGGAACGTATAACCATACAATTACGCTGGAGATACTCACGGATATTGCCAATATCCTGGATATTTCATTGCGAGATCTGTTGGAAAAAAAAACAACCGCTCTTTCTGAAGATACGCTAGAGAGACAAACAGATCAATAAAGTGATATAAGCAAAAACACCCCATACAGCCGTGCTATATGGGGTGATAGCACAAAGGAGGAATAAGAATTATGCCAGCAACCTTGTTTATTTGTCCCAATGGAACCCAGGTTCCCATTTCACAATGTTTACTTTCCTGCCCGCAGACGCAGCGGTGTATGTTTTTGCCGACGTTGCGAGCCATTGCGAAATCCTTGCATCGGGGAATTCAAGAACCGACCGTAACGGAATTGATCTCTGGTGTACGGGAAACATACTTAAAGAAAATGATATCCTATGCCGTCCATCCGCAGGATGTCTTATATGCGTTTCATGGACAAGCCGTGCATACGATTCATGAAGGATGTACCGAAGGAAATATGCTCAGTGAAATCCGCTTGAAAGACAAGATTACCAGTGGCAAATTTGACCTGTATGGTGCTATTTTACATGAAGGGGATGGCATTTTAGGAGATTTGAAAGTAACCAGCTCGTATAAACTGATGAAAGCGTTAGGTATCTATACGAAACGGATTGCCACTGGGGAAGTATACAAGACGGGAGTCCGTAAAGGGCAGGCGAAATACAAAAATGAATTACGGTATGATGGGGTACGGCATGTCTTAGATTGGGCGATTCAGCTAAATTACTATCGTATGTTATTGGAGCAGGAAGGCTTTGTGGTTCAGCAAATGTATATTCAGGCGCTATGCCGGGATCATACCCTGCGTATGGCAGCAGAACGGGGAATTACCGAATCTGTCTATCTTATTCCTATTCATGCGATAAGTGACAGGTGGATTCTGCGGTATTTTCATCGGAAAGCGAACCTGTTTCATGAAGCAATGCATACAAAGGCACTGCCACCCATCTGTTCTGCCAAGGAACGGTGGCATGACAGAAAGTGCAGGTCATATTGTGCTGGGAGAGACCATTGTCCGTATGCGCAGCGATTGCAACGGGAAAGACAAGCCGGGTAATATATTATATTCAAAGAGGGGATACATATAATATACAGATGTACATCCCTCAATATGGAAAAGGATACCATACACAGGGTCTAAAAAAGATCACGATCTCGCTGCCGATTGAGTGGCAGCGGGATTTCTTTATGATGAGGCAAGAAGAAGGGAGAAACACAGTATGGAAAATTTAGCGAAAAAAATAGTGGCAGTCATGCATGAATGCAGTTATGTAGAAAAAAATGGAAAAAATACCTTTCACGGATATCAATATGCTACCAGTGCGGATGTATTGGCAAAGGTCAATGCAGCGTTGGTAAAAAATGGCATTGCGTCTATGGTATCGCCTACCTTGCTAGATATGGTGGATGTGACGACAGCCAGAGGAAATACAGAAAAATTAGCAACAGTACAACTGACGATTACGCTGGTGGATACAGATACGGGAGAAAGCTGCCAGATGATGGGGATTGGTTCTGGGCAAGACAGCGGAGATAAGGCAGTCATGAAAGCAGAAACGGCAGCGATTAAATACGCCTATATGCTGAGTCTTGCTATGAGTACAGGTGACGATCCGGAAGGTGACATACATACAGACATAAATACTTCTGCAATTAAGACAATAAACCCAACGGTGGAGATTCCAAGACGGCAGGGCGAAATACAAATAAAAAAGACGCATCAGGGAAATCGCTGTAGTGATTGTGGGGTCGGAATTAATGATAAAGTAAAGACGTACTCCATAAGACAATATGGGCGCCCGCTTTGCATGCGGTGTCAACATAACGAAGTTCAGACGGCATAATCACATAGATAGAGGCAGGGAATGCAATATTATTTTCGCCTAAACTTTTTATTCTATATCCGGTGATATACTAATAATATAAAGAGACATAAAAAATAACTATCCATATGGATAGCCGATAAAAAATATATTATATTGGGTTTATTGAAGGGAGTACAGCATAATAGATAAGGCGCTATATCATACCGTGACTAATGTGAAGAGGTGCGGAAGAGGTGTAATCTTCAAATATTTACGTAGTGCAAAATGCGTATAGTACGCATAACAATGCGGATTATAAAACCTAATAAAAAAATGGTAGATAAGCTTGGGAAGCTCGTATTCTACCACTGAATTACACCCGCATGAACTTTTACTTGTTCATTTTACCAGTATTCATGCGGTTTGTAAAGGTTTTCGAAGAATTTTCTTGAAATACTGGTAAAATAAGGCCTCACGGCCTTTTATAATGGTTAACAATAGGCGGAAAAGCAGATAAAATCTAGCTTTTTCCGCCTTTTTTTATTGATTTTCTGAGTAATTGTTTTACTGTACATTTTCGCTGATTTTTAGTGATTTTTCTTCAAAAGGGGTGCAGGAGGGGTGCAGTTTGACCCTGAATACAAGCTCTACATTTATGGAATACAAGCTTTAAAGGGCCTATAAACCGCATGGTTAAGCGATTTTATGGAAAATAAAAAGGGGCAATGATTTATGAATGAAATGGTAATAAAAATACAATTTATAGTATCGTAGCATATCAAAGAGGCTCTCTAAGTGAGCCTCTTTTTTAGGAGGTGTAATTGTTGGCTACTGTAATCAATCGAGGAAATGGTCATTGGAAGCTTCGGGTCTATATAGGTCAAGATAAGGACGGCAACAAAATCCGTAAAAGTAAACGCATCGTAGCTAAATCCAAAAGAGCCGCTATGAAGGAACTAGATAAATTCAGACTACAACTTCAGGCAAAAGAATTACAAGCTGAAGAAGTAGCTGCTCCTGTCCATAAGGATATGGCAATTACCTTTGATAATTTTGTCGGTATCTGGGATAAGAGACATAATATCCATCTGGCCATGACGACAAGGGAACATAACCGGACACTGTTGCGAAACCGGATTCTGCCATTCTTCCATGACAAACCTATCGAAAATATCAACGTTGAAGATATCCGGGCTTTCATCTATGAACTTCACCAGAGTGAGATTCATCATAATTCTAGGCAAAAACAACGATTCTTGTCAGAGACGATGATTCACAAAAACTTTGCTCTTTTAAAACATATCCTGTCTAAAGCTGTTGAATGGGGCTATATCAAGGAAAACCCTTGTGACAGATTAGAACACAGAGAAATACCAAAGCCTAATTATCATCACTATCCCATTATTCAGGAAGAACAGCTGAAGAAATTGCTGAAGGCAATAGATGATTTACCTGATAACTACAGTGAATTGAAACACAGGGCTATATTTTATTTAACTTTGATGACAGGGATGCGAAAAGCCGAACGGCTATCGGCAGTTCAATACCGCCTACATCGAGATTCCCAAGAAGCAGGGCAAGTCGGAACTGGCGGCAGCGGTAGCACTCCTCTTATGCTGCGGCGACGGAGAACAGCGCGCCGAGGTGTATGGCTGCGCTGCCGACCGCCAGCAGGCATCCATTGTCTTTGAGGTGGCGGCGGATATGGTGCGGATGTGTCCGGCCTTATCCAAGCGGGTGAAGCTCCTGGCCTCGCAGAAGCGGATCATCTACCTTCCCACGCACAGTTTTTATCAGGTATTATCCGCCGATGCCTACAGCAAGCACGGTTTTAACGTAAGCGGTGTGATCTTCGATGAGCTGCACACGCAGCCGAACCGGAAGTTGTTTGATGTCATGACCAAAGGTTCCGGCGATGCCCGAACGCAGCCGTTGTACTTTCTCATTACCACAGCCGGGACGGATACCCATTCCATCTGCTATGAAACCCACCAAAAGGCGCTGGATATTATCGCAGGCCGGAAGATTGATGCCACCTTCTATCCGGTGATATACGGGGCCAAGGATACCGACGACTGGACGGATGTCAAGGTGTGGAAGAAAGCCAATCCCTCGCTCGGCATTACGGTCGGCATGGACAAGGTCAAGGCAGCCTGCGAGTCCGCCAAACAGAATCCCGCCGAGGAAAATGCCTTCCGGCAGCTTCGCCTGAACCAATGGGTTAAGCAGGCAATCCGCTGGATGCCGATGGAAAAGTGGGATGCCTGCGCCTTTCCCGTACAGCCGGATGAACTGAAGGGGCGCGTCTGCTACGGCGGCCTGGACTTATCTTCCACGACGGATATTACGGCCTTCGTGCTGGTATTTCCGCCGCAGGATGAAGCAGACAACTATGTCGTGCTTCCCTACTTCTGGATACCGGAAGAAAACGTGTCCCTTCGCGTCCGGCGGGATCATGTCCCTTATGACGTATGGCAGAAACAGGGATTCCTGCATACGACGGAAGGAAATGTCGTCCATTACGGCTACATTGAAAAGTTCATCGAAACCATGGGCGAGCAGTACAACATCCGTGAGATCGCCTTCGACCGCTGGGGCGCGGTGCAGATGGTGCAAAATCTCGAGGGGATGGGATTTACTGTCGTCCCGTTCGGGCAGGGGTTCAAGGATATGAGTCCGCCTACCAAGGAACTGATGAAGTTGACGCTGGAAAAGAAGATCGCCCACGGCGGACATCCGGTATTGCGCTGGATGATGGACAATATCTTCATCAAATCCGATCCGGCAGGCAATATCAAGCCGGACAAGGAGAAATCCACCGAAAAGATCGACGGTGTTGTGGCTACAGTTATGGCACTGGACCGTGCCATCCGCTGCGGCAACGACAACAGCGAAAGCGTATATGACCAAAGGGGGTTATTGATTTTATGAGTATATTCCAACGTATATGGGGCAAAAAGTCACGCGATAAGCCGAAAAACTATCTGTCTACGGCCTTTACGTTCCTGTTCGGCCCAACCTCCTCCGGCAATGTGGTGACGGAACGGACCGCCATGCAGACAACGGCGGTCTATGCCTGCGTCCGGGTATTATCCGAAGCTATCGCCGGACTGCCACTCAATATGTACCGGTATACACCGGATGGCGGCAAGGAGAAAGCCATCAACCATCCATTGTACAATCTGCTTCATGATGCCCCTAATCCGGAAATGACGAGCTTCATCTTCCGGGAAACGCTCATGAGCCATCTGCTGTTATGGGGCAATGCCTATGCACAGATTATCCGGAACGGCACCGGGCAGCCGATTGCACTGTACCCGCTGCTGCCCAGCAAGATGGATGTCAGTAGGGCCGCGAACGGTCAGCTTATCTATACCTACTCCAAGGACTCGGACGAGTTCGGTGCGGATAACCGCTGCCAGCAGATTTTCCTGTCGCAGGACGAGGTGCTGCATGTTCCGGGACTTGGATTTGACGGACTCATCGGCTACAGCCCGATCGCCATGGCCAAGAATGCCATCGGCATGTCGCTGGCAGCCGAGCAGTACGGTGCGTTATTCTTTGCCAACGGTGCTACACCGGGCGGTATCCTAGAACATCCGGGCATCGTGAAGGATCCGGTCAAACTGCGGGAAAGCTGGCATGCCCAATTTTCCGGCACGAACCGGCACAATGTAGCCGTGCTGGAGGAAGGCATGACCTTCCAGCAGTTATCCATCCCGCCGGATCAGGCGCAGTTCCTCGAAACGCGGAAGTTCCAGATTGACGAGATCGCCCGTATCTTCCGGGTGCCGCCGCATATGGTCGGAGATCTGGAAAAATCCACCTTCTCCAATATCGAGTAGCAGTCGCTGGAATTTGTCAAATATACCTTGAATCCCTGGTGCGTCCGTTGGGAACAGGCCATGAACCAGCAGTTGGTACTGCCGTCGGAGCGTTCGCAGGTCTTTACGAAGTTTAATGTGGACGGCCTGCTGCGCGGCGACTATCAGAGCCGTATGAATGGGTATGCCATCGGCAGGCAGAACGGCTGGCTCTCCGCCAACGACATCCGGGAGCTTGAGGATATGAACCGCATCCCCACCGAGCAAGGCGGCGATACGTATCTGGTCAACGGCAATATGCTGCCGCTGGACAAGGCAGGAAAATTTTATACCGAAAGCGAGGGAAAAACCCCATGAAGAAGTTTTGGAACTGGAATACCGATGCCGATACCGGACGCATCCTTACCATTGACGGTACCATTGCCGAGGAAAGCTGGTTCGATGACGAGATAACGCCGAAGCTGTTTAAAAACGAGCTGGCATCCGGACAGGGCAATGTCACCTTGTGGCTGAATTCGCCCGGCGGCGACTGCGTAGCGGCCAGCCAGATCTATGCCATGCTGATGGATTATGCCGGGCAGGTCCATGTCAATATCGACGGGATTGCGGCTTCGGCTGCCTCCGTGATTGCCATGGCAGGTACGAGCGTCAATATGGCACCGACCGCACTGATGATGATTCACAATCCGTTCACGATCGCCATGGGTGATACTGATGAAATGGAACGGGCCATCTCTATGCTGTCCGAGGTCAAAGAATCCATTATTAATGCCTATGAATTAAAGACCGGCCTTTCCCGCACACAGCTATCCCATCTGATGGATGCCGAGACCTGGATGAATGCAGGAAAAGCGATCGAGCTTGGTTTTGCCGATACTGTACTGACGAACGATGCCAATACACAGATGCATGACGCTGCCAGTATGGGAAGCTATTCTTTTTCCCGACGGCAGGTCACCAATGCATTATTGAACAAGGCCATCGCCAAGCAGACCAAGCCAACACCGGCAGCAAATCGAACAACTATATCCATAGCGTCGCTGCAGCGGCGACTGTCGCTCTTAACACATTAAATGGAGGTACCAATATGAGTAAACTATTAGAACTGCAGGAAAAACGCGCTAACATCTGGGAGCAGGCCAAGGCCTTCCTGGATAAAAAACAGGCAGCCGGTAACACGCTCTCCACCGAAGATGCCGCCACCTATGACAAAATGGAAGCCGATGTCATGGCACTTGGCAAGGAAATCGACCGACTGAAAACGCAGGCGGCCATTGATCTCGAATTAAGCAAACCGACCTCGAGTGCTATCGTCAACAAGCCTGCCAAGCAGGATACAACGAAGCATGGCAGGTTCAGCGACGCCTATGCACCCGCCTTTTGGGACAGCATGCGCGGCAAGTCCCGTGCGGAAATCCGCAACACCTTAAAGGAAGGGGCCGATCCTCAGGGCGGCTACCTGGTACCGGACGAATTTGAACGGACGCTGATCCAGATGCTGGCAGAAGAAAATGTGCTGCGCTCCCTTGCCCATGTGATCCAGACTGCAAGCGGCGACCATAAGATTCCGGTCGTTGCCAGCGAAGGAACCGCTGCATGGACGGATGAAGAAGCCGCCTACACCGAAAGCAACACCACCTTCGGCCAGGTGTCCATCGGGGCGCATAAGCTGGGTACGCTCGTCAAGGTATCCGAAGAGCTGTTGAATGATTCAGCCTTCGACCTGGAAGGATATATGGCGCAGGAGTTCGCCCGCAGGCTGGGCAATGCCGAAGAAGAAGCCTTCCTTACCGGCACTGGAACGGATCGTCCGTCCGGCATCCTCGTTGATGCCGCCGGTGCTTCGGATGGCTCGACTGCCGCCTCTGCTACGGCGATTACCTTTGACGATTTGATCGAGTTGTACTATTCGCTCCGCGAGCCGTACCGCAAGTCGGCTACATTGCTGCTGCATGAAAGCACTGTCAAAGGCCATCCGGAAGCTGAAGGATACGCAGGGCCAGTACATCTGGCAGCCTTCCGTCAGCGCCGATGTGCCGGATAAGATTCTGAACTGCCCGGTTGTTACCAGCCGGTATATGCCGCAGATGGCAGCCGATGCCAAGACGGTGCTGTTCGGTGACTTCTCCTACTACTGGATTGCCGATCGGCAGGGCCGCACCTTTAAGCGTTTGAACGAATTATACGCGGTTACCGGTCAGGTCGGCTTTCTCGGCTCCCAGCGCGTCGATGCCAAGATCGTATCTGCCGGAAGCCATCAAGACGCTCAAACAGGCCAGCAAATAACAGAAGGAGGGTGGCAGCATGGCAGTAACACGGGACGAAGCTAAATTATACCTGCGTATTGATAATGATGTGGAGGATGCTTTGATCGATAGTCTGATTCAGTCCTCCACGACGACGGTGGAAAATGTACTGCGCCATCCGCTTAAGCGACTACACGACGCTGCCGGAGGACATCAAGACGGCTATCCTGTATGGCGTGGCCTATCTGTATGAGAACCGGGATACGGCGGACTTCGATGCCATGATCAAGCTCATGCGGGCCATGCTGTTTTCCTATCGGGATGAGGTGTTCTGATGGATATCGGGGAAATGAAGCAGCGGATTGAGCTTATGGTGGAGGAGAATGTCTCTGATGGGCAGGGCGGGTATGACAGCACCCTGGTCAGCAAGGGCAGTACATGGGCCAAGGTGACCAATATCCACGGCGGGGAGTATTTCTTCGCCGCTGCCGTTCATCTGGAAAAGGATGTGTCGTTTGTTATCCGGTACCGCTCGGATATTACGGAAACATGGTTCATCAAGTTCCGCAGGCAGAAATACAACATCCAGTTTATCGATAATGTAAAATACGGGGACCAGTATCTTGAAATCAAGGCTACCTTGGCGGGGTGATGAAAATGACCTGGAATGAAATACGAATCGGGTGTGCGGCAGTCGGTGCCTGGCTGGGCTGGTTCATCGGCGGCTTTGACAATCTGCTCTATGCCCTGCTGACGTTTGTCTGTCTGGACTATATTACCGGTGTGTTATGCGCCTGCCGGGAACGGCAGCTATCCAGTGAGATCGGCTTTATGGGCATCTGCCGGAAGGTGCTTCTTTTTGTACTCGTCGGTGTCGCTCATACGCTGGATGAGACAATGCTCGGTTCCGGCAGTGCGTTACGGACTGCCACCATCTTATTCTACTTATCCAATGAAGGACTTTCCATTGTGGAAAATGCCGCACGGATAGGACTTCCCATACCGGACCGGCTGCAGGAAGCATTGAAGCAGCTGCGGAAATAAGAATATATACCTTGGATCTGCTGGAGTCTCATCACTCTGGCAGGTCCTTTTTTTATGTCTTGGGTTCTTAATTGATATCTATCTGTCCTTTTACTTATAGAGGCAATTACCTCGTAACGATTAGGAGGTGTCCAATATGACGAACGATGAGAAAAGGCAGATTATCGTTTTGCGCCGAGACGGTCTGGGATACGGGAAAATAGCACAGCAAACAGGTGTTTCAATGAATACAGTCAAGTCATTCTGCCGACGGAGCAACTTGATAGTTTCTATTGGTGGAAAATCGGTGTGTGAATGCTGCGGCAAGCAGATAGAACAGGCCCCGGGACGAAAGCAGAAACGCTTTTGCTCGGATAGTTGCAGAAACAAGTGGTGGAACGGGCATCTTGACTTGGTGAAGCGAAAGGCGGTCTATACCTTTACCTGCCAGAACTGCGGTAAAGTATTTAAGACCTACGGAAACAGCGAACGGAAGTTCTGCTGCCATGCCTGTTATATTGAATACCGTTTCGGTGGTGGTCGCCATGGATAAGAAAACATTTCAAAATGAAGCGCTGTTCCTGATAACATTACATCTGATACAGTCGATGCGTGATGAAAAACTTATCACGGAGAGCGAATATCACATGGCAGAGCACCAGATGCTCGAAAAATATCATCCTTTTTCCGGCTCTTTATACACTTGATAATTGTATCAAACAGAGTGATATATAGTGTTGGAAAGGAGTGAATTCTATGCGAAAAACAATCCTCAAAGTCGAGCATCAGGTATCGCCGTTCAAAAAACAAAAGAAAGTAGCAGCCTATGCCCGTGTTTCCGTGGAATCGGAACGGATGCAGCATTCACTTTCGGCACAGGTCAGTTATTACAGCGGCCTTATCCAAAAGAATCCTGAATGGGAATATGCCGGTGTCTATGCGGACTATGGCATTTCCGGTACAGGAATGGCGAAGCGGGATGCATTCAACAAAATGATTGCTGTTGCAGAAGCAGGAAAAATCGATATCATCCTTACAAAAGCCATTCAGCGGTTTGCTAGAAATACAGTCGACCTTTTGAACACGGTACGTCATCTAAAGGATATCGGCGTCGAAGTATGGTTTGAAAAGGAAAACATCCATACACTGAGCGGCGAAGGTGAGCTGATGCTGACCATTCTTGCATCATTTGCCCAGGAAGAAAGCCGGTCCATCAGCGAGAATATCAAATGGCGTGTGCAGAAACGGTTCCAACAGGGCATGCCGCCTGCGAAGTTCTTCATATATGGGTATCGATGGGAAGGGGATAAACTCGTAATCGTTCCGGAGGAAGCAGCTGTTGTACGGCGAATATACCAAAATTTCCTTGACGGGAAATCACGGGTTGAGACAAGACGGGAGCTTGCGGCGAAGGGCATCAAAACCAGGCATGGTAATAACTGGGGTGATCCCAGCATCAAGCAGGTACTTACCAATATTACCTATACCGGTAATCTCCTGCTTCAGAAAACATATATAGAAGATCCTATTACCAAAAAAGAACGGAAAAACCGTGGCGAGAGAACAAAGTATTTTGTCGAAAATACTCATGAAGCTATTATTGATAAGAAAACGTTCGATTATGTACAGAAGGAAATGGCACGTCGGTGCAAATTAGGGCCATTTGCCTAATAAGTCACTACATACGACATGCTTTACAGGAAAAATAAAATGCGGTATTTGTGGAAAAAGTTACGTCAGTAGCAAACGGAAATATAAAGGGCGGCATATCGGGTACTGGGGATGTACATCCCATAAATATAAGGAAAGAACTGTGGCGCAAAAGGAACTATCCGCAAATCGTGCTGGAACGGGAATGCGCGGCTGTCCTTGGACTGCAGGCTTTTGATGAAAACATATTCCTTGAAAAAGTTGATACAATTACTGTACCTGAATATCGTGTCATGGTATTTAACATGAAAGATGGCCGAAAAATTATCCGGCACTGGGAATCAACTGCAAACAAGGATCACTGGACGGAAAAACTCAAGGACAAGCAAAGGGTTTGGACGAAGCAGTACCGGATGAGCGGGAAATCGAAGCGGTATTCTGCTTTTACAGATCGGATTCTATGCGTTCAATGTAACATCTGCTTCAAACGCTGCCTGGACAAGCGAAAAAACGGGAAAGTTGCTTACTGGCGGTGCAAGATCTCGGGAAAATCCTGCAAGGTTCCGGGTATACGGGAGGAACCATTGAAGCAGATCGCAGCAACGGTGCTCGGCCTAGCCAGCATTTGATGATGCCGCATTCCGAAACAGATAGACCATATTGAAACTGGAAAAGCTGATGAGCTGACATTTTGTTTTACTGATGGCAGGAGAAAAAGCTGCAGTTGGCCACCGGTTAAAACGGGAAATTGCTGAATACATGAAGGGAGGTGGAAACTATAGTGGAAGCGCGAAGAGTACATACCATTCCGGCAGTCATCAGTCGCTACACCGCAGAACCCATCAATAGCCACCGGAAACGGAGAGTGGCCGGTTATGCCCGTGTATCGACAGATCATGAGGATCAGGTGACAAGCTATGAAGCACAGGTTGATTATTACACCTCATATATTAAGGGCAGGAACGACTGGGAGTTTGTTGGTATATACACGGATGAAGGAATCTCGGCAACCAATACCCGTCACCGCGACGGATTCAATACGATGGTAAAGGATGCACTGGATAATAAGATAGACCTTATTATTACGAAGTCCGTCAGCCGGTTTGCCAGGAATACCGTGGACAGCTTGACAACGGTACGAAAACTTAAGGATAAGGGGATAGAGGTTTATTTCGAGAAAGAAAATATTTGGACGCTTGATGCCAAGGGCGAACTACTCATCACCATCATGTCCTCGCTTGCCCAGGAAGAAAGTCGGAGCATTTCCGAGAACACGACATGGGGACAGCGGAAACGTTTTGCCGACGGTAAGGTCAGCGTACCGTTCAAGCAGTTCCTTGGGTATGACAAAGGGCCAGATGGCAATCTGGTCGTGAACTGGGAACAGGCAAAGACGGTGAAGCTGATTTACAGGCTGTATCTTAGCGGATATACCTTTCACTCCATTGCCGGTGATTTGACGGGGCAGGGTATTAAAACTCCTGCAGGATGCGATGTATGGAGTCCAAGCACTGTCAGGAGTATTCTTACGAATGAGAAGTATAAAGGCGATGCGCTTCTCCAAAAACGTTATACGGTGGATTTTCTGACCAAGAAAACAAAAGCAAATCAGGGCGAGATTCCGCAGTACTATGTGGAAAATGATCATGAAGCCATCATCAGTCCGCAGGTATTTGATTGGACACAGGAAGAGATACAAAAACGTGGGCGTGGCTGCAAGCGGCACAGTGGGGTCAGTATCTTCTCGTCGAAGATAAAATGTGGCGACTGCGGCAGCTGGTATGGAGCCAAAGTCTGGCATTCCAATGATAAATACCGCAGGACTATTTACCGCTGCAATGATAAATTCAAGCATCACTGCAAGACTTCGCACCTTTCCGAAGAAGATATTAAAGCCATTTTTGTAAAAGCCGTGAATAAACTGGTCGGGGATAAGGACGAAATCATTTCCAATATACAAATGATACGGGAACAATTGTGTGATACGATGAATCTTGAAAGCGAGCAGGATCGGCTGAATCAGGATCTGCTTGCACTTACCGATATGACGGAAAATTGTATTGCTGAAAATGCACGGGTTTCCCAAGACCAGACGGAATACCAGAAACGCTATAACAGTCTCGTCAGCCGATATGACAGGACAAAGGAACAATACGAAGCGATTACTGCAAAAATCCAGGACAGACGATTACGAAACGAGCGGTTAGGAGTATTCATCGATAATCTTAAGAACCAGGATTTGATAGGAAAATTTGATGAACGATTGTGGTGCAGTCTGGTTGATTATATTACAGTCAATGGCAAAGATGATATCAGAGTGACGTTTAAGGATGGGACGGAAATACGCGTGTAAAAGATGCCGAAATTGGTTTTTTTGCATAACCTTATATTTTTATATTGACAATTATTTGTGATCCTGATAACATAACGATTAAGCAATCGTTTAATCGTTATGTTATCAGGAGGGCAATTATGTTAAAAAAACTAGTACTGAAAGGCTTAGACTGCGCCAATTGTGCATCCAAGATTGAACAGGAAGTGAATGAGCTTCCTGGAGTCAACGCAAATATGAATTTTTTGAATCAGACATTAACGTTAGAAACAAAATCGGATGTTAATATTCTCGAGTTAAGTGCAAGGATAGAAGGAATCGTAAGGAAAATAGAGCCGAATGTCAAAATTACTTATGAAGAAAATGTTTACAAGGCAAAAACAAACGAAAAGAGTAACGATGCAGATAATGACGAGGTTAGTGATGACAATAATGATGATGAAAATCGTAAAAAAGACATAATAAAACTTGTGGTTGGCAGTGTTTTATTTGCAGTCGGATTGATTTTTAAACTCCCGAATTGGTTTGAATTCACAATATTTTTAATAAGTTACATCATAGTTGGCGGAAAAGTTATTTTGAGTGCAATACAGAGAATCGCCAGAGGCGATGTATTTAACGAACACTTTCTAATGAGCGTCGCTACTATTGGTGCTTTCTGTATAGGCGAGTATCCAGAAGGCGTAGCTGTTATGCTGTTTTATCTGTTAGGCGAAATGTTTGAGGATATGGCTGTGGATCATTCCAGAAAATCAATCAGTGCATTAATGGATATAAGACCTGATTATGCAAACCTTGAAATAGGTGACGAACTGAAGAAAATATCACCTGATGAAGTAAGCATCGGAGATATTATTGTTGTCAAACCGGGAGAAAAGGTCCCTTTGGATGGTAAGGTCATAGATGGAGCGTCAATGGTTGATACAGCAGCACTAACTGGTGAATCCATTCCTCGCAGACTGAAACCTGGCAGCGATGCCTTGAGTGGATTTATAAACAAAAATGGTGTTTTAACTATTAAAGTAACAAAAGAATTTGGAGAATCTACTGTATCAAAAGTGTTGGATTTGGTACAAAACGCCGGTAACAAAAAAGCTCCGACCGAAAAATTCATAACAAAATTTGCACGTTATTACACTCCTGTTGTTGTATTCGGAGCCTTGGCACTTGCAGTAATACCACCTTTAGCTATTCCTGGGGCAACCTTCTCTGATTGGATTTACAGAGGATTGGTGTTCTTAGTGGTATCCTGCCCTTGTGCGTTAATACTTTCAGTACCATTAGGATTCATCGGTGGTATCGGGGGAGCTTCTAAGAGAGGTATATTGGTAAAAGGCGGAAACTACCTCGAAGCATTGGACGATGTTGGAACAGTCGTTTTTGATAAGACGGGTACTTTGACTAAAGGTGTGTTCAAAGTTACTGAAACAAATCCTCAAAATGGTTATACAGATAAAGAGTTGATAGCATATGCAGCATATGCGGAAAGCTATTCAAGTCACCCGATTGCACTTTCGATTATAAGCGCGTACAATTCAGGAATTGATAAAAATAGAATCGAAAATTATCAGGAAATTGCTGGGCATGGCATCAAAGCTAATGTCAATGGAAAAGAAGTTCTTGCCGGTAATACCAGATTAATGGTCAGTGGAAATATTGAGTATGATGATGTTGATACCATAGGTACAGTAGTACACGTCGCAATAGATAGGACATATGCGGGCAGCATTGTGATTTCAGATGAAATAAAAGAAGACTCCGCTACTGCAATTAAAGAGTTGAAGGCCCTTGGCGTTGAGAAAACAGTGATGCTTACTGGCGATCTAAAGGCAGTAGCGGACAAAATAGGCCAACAATTAGGCTTGAATGAGGTTTATTCCGAACTATTACCTGCTGATAAAGTAGAAAAGATTGAATCCCTGGAAGCAATAAAATCCCATAAAGGAAAGATCTTATTTGTTGGTGATGGGATTAATGATGCGCCAGTACTTGCGAGAGCCGACATAGGTATGGCGATGGGAGGTTTGGGATCGGATGCTGCGATTGAGGCCGCTGATGTTGTAATCATGACTGATGAACCGTCAAAAATTGTTTCTGGTATAAGAATTGCAAAAAGGACAAAAGGCATTGTATTACAAAATATTGTGTTTGCATTAGGCGTAAAAGCCGTGTTTCTTGTATTAGGAGCCTTAGGGGTAGCTTCAATGTGGGAAGCAGTGTTTGGAGACATGGGAGTTGCCATCATAGCAGTTCTCAATGCAATGCGTGCATTGAATACGAAAAATTTATAAATCCTTGCAGAATTTATCGCCCTTAATTCGATTTTTCTGAGATTGAATACATCACAGGAAAATTTGCAAATATCAAAAACGAAACATTTATATTTGGACGACTCATTCAATCTTAGTATCAATAAGGCGAACAAGTAATATTATTAAAATTAACTTATTGTTTATGAGAAGGGGAAAATTATGATAATCGGTAATCCAAAAAACACAGCAGATCAAGAACATGATTTGTGTGATGTTACTATTATCCATCAGGATATATTAGAAAAAGTAAAAAAAGAAATAACTGATGATGATATCTTGTATAATATGGCTGAAATATTTAAAGTTCTCAGCGATCCTACACGCCTAAAAATTATAAATGCTCTCATGCTTTCAGAGATGTGTGTGTGTGATATTTCTGCTTTATTAAATATGTCTCAACCAGCAATTTCCCATCATTTAAGGCTATTGCGACAAACTCATTTAATTAAATATAGGCGTGATGGTAAAATTGCTTATTATTCATTAGACAATGAATATATTAAAATACTATTTGATCAATGTATAACCTATATTAAAGAATAAGAGCGATAAGTGGAGTAGGTACATTTCTTTGTACAAATGATGTGCGATGGATTACTACGCAACGGATTGAGATATCAGGTAAAATGAATCTGTAAAACGGTATAAAATAGGTTGTATTCCCATGATATCAAAATTTTGCACACGGGGGTGTGCAAAATCCAGACTATCGTTGTATTGTATCAATTTCGTGGTAGGATTGGACGACATATACACGACAGGCGCGACTCTAGAAGCCTGCGCAAAAACACTCAAGCAAAACGGCGCCGCCGGCGTGACCGGATTGGTCATCACCAGCGGCGCCTTGTAGTATCTGCAGATTCTCATAATAAAAAACATGTTTTCTTTGGTTTTTATTTTATATAACGTAAGCGCCTAATAACATAGTGGATAGAATCGTTTTGGAATCTGTGAGATAATACTCTAAACTAAAGTATTGAGAGTTTTTCGAGTAACTTGAAAAACTTCAAAGGAGGTTTAGCGTTGAACACCAGGGAAGTTACTCAGCAATATCGTCTTAATCAATGGATGGAGATCATACGAGAATGTCGCAGCAGTGGGCAATCGGTAGCTAGCTGGTGTGCCAATCATGGCGTCAGACAATCGAGTTACTATTATTGGCTAAAGCGAATCCGTGTGACAGCCTGTGAGTCCTTTCCTGCTCTTAGTACTTCAAAGCAGGAAATTGTGCCATTAAATATCCCGTCCCCTTCCTCCCGAGGAGCCGATTTTCAAGCAGAAGAAGTCACTTCAGCAATCATTGTCCGCTTTGGCGCGGTTACACTTGAACTGCATAATAATGCCTCCGCAACACTCATTGAAAACACCTTGAAGGCACTCAATAATGTTCGGTGATATTTCTAAAGCAGAACAAATCTTTATTGCATGCGGCTATACGGATATGCGAAAATCAATTGATGGTCTTGCAACCATTGTTCAGCAGAATTTCCAGTTAAATCCGTTCCAAAACAGCCTGTTTTTATTCTGCGGCCGGCGACGTGATCGAATGAAAGCTCTTTACTGGGAAGGCGATGGATTTGTACTTCTTTATAAAAGATTAGAAGGGGGAAACTTTCAATGGCCCCGAGATGCCGAGGCCGTTCGATCAATCACCTATCAGGAATTCCGATGGCTGTTGGAAGGCCTTGCAATTAATCAGCCTAACGCTGTAAAAAAGATAAAAAACGGCGCGATTATTTAACAGCAAAAAGGTTTAGAATCCGCATAATTACTGGATTTATCGGTTCTTTTATGGTATAATATATACAGTAAAAACACCGAAGAGGAACCGGTTTTCATGAGCGAAAAAGAGTGGATCAAAGAACTCGAAAATCATATAGTAGGTCTTGAACAAGAGATAGAGCGTTTGCATGAAACGGTTGCGTATCTGACCAAAAAACTCTTTGGCAGCCGTTCAGAAAAGACATCTGCCCTTAATTTGGGTTTGATGTCTCTTTTTGATGAAGCGGAACGTGAAGCAGATCCGAAAGCATCAGAGCCGGATCTACAACAAGTTACAAATTACCGGCGCAAAAAATTCAAAGGGCAGCGAGAAGAACTTTTAAAAGATATTCCTCATACTAAACGACTATGCACTCTGACAGAAGAAGATCGTTTCTGTGAAAAGTGCAATACCGCCCTGGTATCAGTAGGAGAAGAGTTTATTCGCACGGAGATTGAGTTTATTCCCGCTGAAATAAGAGTGATTGACTATTATCGAGAAACTTTCGAGTGCCGCTCCTGCCGCAAAGCTGGCGCATCATACATGGAAAAATCTCCGATGCCTTATCCGGTGATTCAGCATTCCATGGCATCGCCAACAACTGTGGCCTGGATAATGCAGCAAAAATATGTGAATGCCATGCCGCTATACCGCCAGGAAAAAGAGTGGAAGACATTGGGGGTTGCCCTAAGCCGGGCGACTATGGCAAACTGGATTATTGCATCATCGCGAGACTGGCTAATGCCGTTGGTAAATCGGATGCATGAAGTCTTGCTGACGGAGCGGTATCTTCACGCTGACGAAACCCCAATTCAAGTAATGCAGGAAGTGGGACGTAAGAACACTACCTCCTCTTATATGTGGATTTACAGCAGCGGCCAGTACTCCCAGTATCCCATCCGGATTTTTGAATATCAACCGGGCAGAAGTGGCAGTTATCCGCAGAAATTCCTAAAAGGATTTCAGGGGTTCCTCCACTCAGATGCCTACTCTGGGTACAACAAAGTTCACGGGGTGACGCGATGCTTCTGTTGGGCACATCTGCGAAGATATTTTGTAGAGGCTCTCCCGAAGGACACGAAAAATCCGTCCGCCACCTTTGCTAGTCAAGGCATTACCTACTGCAACAAGCTATTCGAGATCGAAAGAACTCTTACGGATCTCCGCGGCGAAAAGCGAAAGATAGCGCGTCTGAAACAGGAAAAACCTGTTTTAGATGTCTTTTGGGCGTGGGTAGAATCTGCCAGAGACACCCTTCTGCCAAAATCAAAGTCAGCCGAAGCTGTACACTATGCCCTTAATCATAAAAAAGGGTTGATGAACTATCTTTTAGACGGAAATTGCGCTATCTCCAATAATCTCATCGAAAACAGCATACGTCCATTCACTGTAGGACGCCGGAATTGGTTGTTCAGTGGAAGTCCCAGAGGTGCAGCTGCAAGCGCAATTGTTTATAGCATTGTTGAAACAGCCAAGGTCAACGGCCTCAATCCCTATAAATACTTGAAATTCGTTTTTAGCGAATTACCTGGCGTACAGTTCGAACAACATCCTGAATTCCTTGAAGATTATCTTCCTTGGAACAACGAAGTTCAACAACTCTGCAAATAAGGCAGTGACTTGAGTATATCTCGGTCATTGCTTTTTTTCTATACACTCTGTTATTAACCGCTTACTATATAACGGATCGTGTCCTGGTATGTGATTTCGAAGACTCACGAATCTTCTGTGGAAAATACATCTAATGATTGCTCCCGATCTGCCGATAGGCTTTTTCTTACTATCCAAGTTAGAAATTGTTTTTGCGTTGCTTTAGATGAAATGAAAAAAGATATAAGACAGCAGGATAAATGGGAGAATTGATAAAAATGAAAGAAAAAATGGTGTAGTAGAGTAATGCAATAGAACTTTCTGATCTTTTCAGCCCAAGCAGAGAGCGGCGGACACCATAGAGAGGCGATATGAAGCAGGGACACGTTGGTTGACATAAAAGATGATGGAGTATTGTTTGATGTAGAGGTAAATACAATTATCCCCCCATTTGAAGATATATAATAGTCTAGTGGTATAATGAAGTTGTAACACCTCTGTCTAATAGATTACAATGAATCTATCAGAGAAAGAGGGATAAACATGAAGCAATATGATGAAGAATTTAAGAAGAAAATAATTCGCCTTCATTTAGAAGAAGGACGGAGCTTAAAAGGACTAGCCGATGAATATGGTGTATCAAAAGCCGCTATATCAAAATGGACTAAGCTATATTGCGAAGAATGCCAAACAACAGCAAGCATCTGTGAGAAATCGCAGATGCTTTTTTCATACTTTTTTTAGGAGGGTTCCATGAATATATCCTATTTATGTAAGCAACGTATAGTGAAACGCGACTGGGGAAGTAAAATTCAAAAGATTTTCGTATTAGTAACCATTGGGATAGTCAATGGCGGAGACCGGAAGAATTCCGTTGTTGGGCTCAAGAAACGAGGGTTTTGCGGAGTCCATCTGATTATTACCGGAACGCAGGATGATAGCTTATGAGGTTGTGTGTGAAGCGGGCGCCATGAATGGGGCCCCTACGAAACCGGGGAAACGTTCCATAGGAACGCATTGTTTCATACCCCGATCCTGCGATAGTGTATATGAGGAATAGTGAATTGTTTCTCCTGCACCGTAGGGGCGTAATTCATTACGTCCGCCATTCTTCACGGGACATTCCCACCCTGATTCTCACTGTGTAAATCCATACAATGCCATGTGTGTATATAGCGGGCGCCATGAATGGGACCCCTACGAAACCGGGGAAACGTTCCATAGGAATGCATTGTTTCATACCCCGATCCTGCGATAGTGTATATAAGGAATAGTGAATGGTTTCTCCTGCACCGTAGGGGCGTAATTCATTACGTCCGCCATTTTTCATGGGACATTCCCACCCTGATTCTCACTGTGTAAATCCATACAATGCCATGTGTGTATATAGCGGGCGCCATGAATGGGGCCCCTACGAAACCGGGGAAACGTTCCATAGGAATGCATTGTTTCATACCCCGATCCTGCGATAGTGTATATAAGGAATAGTGAATGGTTTCTCCTGCACCGTAGGGGCGTAATTCATTACGTCCGCCATTTTTCATGGGACATTCCCACACTGATTCCCACTGTGTAAATCCATACAATGCCATGTGTGTATATAGCGGGCGCCATGAATGGGGCCCCTACGAAACCGGGGAAACGTTCCATAGGAATGCATTGTTTCATACCCCGATCCTGCGATAGTGTATATAAGGAATAGTGAATGGTTTCTCCTGAACCGTAGGGGCGTAATTCATTACGTCCGCCA